GCCTATGCACGGTTTAAGGAGATTTTAGACTCTGCCACTACCGGGGCCGCGCTACTCCGGGTGGTCGAGGCGGCACGGGCACTCGTCAAAGAGGGAAGTATGCACACTGAAGTTTACCAAGCGCTTCGGAAAACTCTGGCGGATCTGGACGGTGATCAGCATGCCTGAGACAGCGTTACAGACAAAAGTGCCGGCACGGTTGGCACGCTACGTTTCGAAGCACCTGAACACCTATTCTGTGCCGTGGTGCCTGGTGTGCGACCGCCGTATCAGAGGATTAGCCTGGGTCATACGTGGTCAACGTGGTTGCTATAGCTGTGCCTCCTTCAGTGGACAAACTCCGGTCACCTGGTTCCCGGTGCTCCCGCTCTGGCTGCGGATACTGGAGGCGTCGACGTGAGCGATCGTGATGCCCTGGTCCGGTCCCTGTGGGAAGAAGGCAAAAACGATGTGCAGATCGCCGCGGCGGTCGGCGTCACTGTGAGCGCAGTCTTTCTCGCCCGTAAGCGCCTGGGGCTGCCCACAACCCGGCCGCACATCGACCGTGATCGGCTGCGTGAACTGTGGCAGCAAGGGATGACAGACGGCGCGATCGCCAAAGAGATGCACAGGCCTGTCTCTTCCGTCGGCCACGTCCGGATTGGCATGCGCCTTGAAGTGCACCGGGCGCATCCGCGGACGCAGGAGCGGCTTCAATGCAAGTTTACCAGGGCATGCGGCAGCAAGATGACGCGATCCCTGACGCCACCACAGTGCGAGGTGGTGCGGGAGTTCTTGAGTGACCTGCTGCGCTGCGCTAACCAGCGGCGCCCAGGCGAGCAGTATAACGTGAGCAAGTTTATGACCGAGTATACGGGACGATCAGCAGCTTCTTAACTTGGAGGATGATGACCTTGGCTAACAAAACCTGGTTCCGCTGCTACACAGAAATTACAAGAGACAGGAAGCTGCGCCGCCTGCCGCCTGATCTGCGCTGGGTATGGATAGCTGTCATGGCAATAGCCAAGGAGTCGCCTCTCGAAGGCCGGTTGCTGCTGTCTGAGGGCATCCCCGCAACCATCGATGATATTGCTGATGAGGCGGCCATGGAGCCCAGGGAGACCAAGGAGGCGCTTGATAAATTTGAGCAGCAGAACATGCTCCATGTCGAGGATGGAGTTTATGTTTGCACGAACTGGGGCAAGCGCAACTTCGAGAGCGATGGCAGCACAGATCGAGTTATGAAACACCGTGCGAAGAAAAATGGAACGTTAGAGGTAACGTTACATGAAACGTTACAGCAACGTTCCAGTAACGGTGACGGTAACAACTTTGAAACACCCCCAGATACAGATACAGATACAGATCTAAAGATTAATAATAACGCGCCCACGAATCCTGACCGGGACATTTTCAAGCCGCTCAAATCGTTGCCGCCAGGTACTATTGCTGAGGATTTCTTTGCCGCCTACGATGACAGCAACAACGCAGTGCTGCTGCCAGATACACCATCACCAGAAGAGTCGCCAGAAGAGGAGGAACCGCCATGTCCCAACGCTACTACAGCCGAGTCATCGTCAGCGAGCACGCCCGAAATGATTTTGCAAAGCGCTACGGCGAGGGCCGGCTGAGCTCGCATCGCGTGATGGGATGCCTCTCAAACGTGTTGGCGCTGGGCGCTAACGTGACGGCGTTCCGACAGCGCGAGGACGTGACAGCCAGCGTGGTGGTGCAGGTCCCGGTGGGCGGATTGATTGCGCTGGTGACACCGATGGCGGGAGCGGAAGGAGGAGGGTGGCTATGCTTTTGCGTGCTGGGCAAGCAGATGCGGGTAGGGTGAGAAAGATACCAGGGCCGACGGAGAATCAAATCCAGAGTGGCATCAGGGACTTCCTGCGCTTCAAGGGCTGGTTCGTGATTCGGCATCAGCAAAGCCTCGGGAGCCATCCTGGATTGCCTGATCTCCAGGCCGTGAAAGGTGGCGTCACCTGGTGGATCGAGGTGAAGAAGCCCGGTGGTAGATTGTCCCTGGTGCAGGAGAAATTCCGGGATAGCATCCAGGCAGCCGGCGGGAACTGGATGGTGGCTATGTCTGTCGAGGACATCGTAGCGCAAATACCAGAATTGGGGGGATTGTTCGGGCATGGCTGAGATATTTTGCAAGCGCGTATCGTGCCGGCATAACCAGGATGAGCACTGTAACTGCAGCGTGATCGAGCTGGCCAAGCTGGCGATACCCGAGAAGACGGTGGGGTATGTGATCTGTGGGCAGTACGAGCGGAGAGCGGTGGACGAGGGCCGCATTGATGATCTGGTGAGCGGCCGGGCGAAATGGGGGGAGCATGACTAAGACGGACGTTGCTTACGACGACAAGTTCCGGCCGTGGCTGGTCTCAAGCGCAACCCGGTACCGTGGAGCGGCGATGACCAGGGGTGCTGGAGTTTCGGACAACAATATGATTACCGAGAGGAGAAAAATGGCTAATCTTATTTTACCGGGCACAGAGAAGAGTCGCCAACAACGGCGAGAGAAGGCACGCTTCATCCAGGAGCATCTCCCGGAAATCCTCGACAACTTTCAGGTGCAAGTGAACCTGCTGCTCGCACGTTGTGACGTGATCGACGAGTGCTTACGGATGCTGGGCATTGATGACGCCAAATTTAAGACGGCTGTCCAGGCGATCAACATCCAGCAGCAGCTATTGCAGTCGCAGGCGATTGCAGCCCAGAAGCTGGCGCAGCAGTGAACGTGTATATCACAGGCGGCGAAGTCCGAGAGATATCCGATGCAGAGTATGACAAGTTGGTAGGTGATGCTGACGCTGAAGTGAAACCTGATTTTATACTCTGCCTGCCGTCAGACTATGTAACTGCATTGATGATTCTCAGTGATTGTCCCAAATGGGAAGCAAAAGTGAGATTAAGGTTGTTGAATGACCCGACCCTAAAGCAGATACGGAGGCGATCTGATGCCACAAGTGCCGTCGAAGTATTGCCCGGTGGTGTGCCCCTACTGCGGAGAGATGGGGCCGGAAGATCGAGTCTGGATGTGCGGCTGCACGAAGTACACCCATTATCCGATGAGGATGACCCGGACGCCGAATCCCTGTCGGCCAGTCAACCGGGGCGGTGGTCACGCCAGTAAGAGCGGCAAGCGATTCGGGCAGGCCAAGAAGGCGCTGACCAGCTTTTTTAGCAGGTACTTCGTGGAGTTATGAATAAATATTACTTGACAGGGATAAAAATCCATTCTACACTCGAAGCGAAGCGATGTGACCCCTGTCTCGGGGTCACTTTTGTTTACCGTCTTTCGAGGCGGTATTTTTATTTTACGTGAAATAATCGAGGTGAAAGGAGATGGCAAAAAGAGGAAGACCAAGTAAATATAAAGATGAATACGCAGAGCAAGTTTACAAATTATGTTTGCTTGGTGCAGTTGACGCTGAGATTGCTGATTTTTTCGGGATTGCTGAGTCGAATTTAAACCAATGGAAAAAGGTCTATCCTGAATTTCAGGAGTCTATAAAAAAAGGGAAAACACAAGCGGATGCAAATGTCGCTGACCGATTATATCAAAAGGCAATGGGATATGAGCATGACGACATAGAGCTCAAAGTGATTACGCTGCCGGGGAAAAATGCAGGATCAGAAGTCCAAGAAGTGAAAGTACGAAAATATTACCCCCCGGATACTACTGCGGATATCTTTTGGATGTGCAACAGACAGCGAAGCAAATGGCAGAACGTGAACAAGGTCGAGCACACCGGCAAAGACGGCAAGCCGATTGAGATCAACAGCCTCACCGACGAGGAGCTAGATGCAAAAATCAAACGGCTGCTCAAGACATGATAAAGAAGAATTAGTCAGACTGCTCCTCGAGAAGCAGCGCCGGCAGAAGGATGAGCTCCTGCGCTACTACAACACCGGCGACAAAGTCCATCGCAAGCAGCTCGATTTTCACCAGGATCTGCACCGCAACCGTTGGCTGTTCGGCGGCAATAGAACGGGAAAGACCGTAGGCGGCGCTGTCGAGGCCGTCTGGAGAGCAAGAGGCAATCATCCTTACCGCCAGATCACCAGACCGCAGGACGGCTGGGTGGTCTCTCTTGATTACAACGTCCAGCGTGACGTCGCCCAAAAAGAGATCCTGCGCTGGCTCAATCCAGCCTGGATCAAGGACATCTTCGTCCGCAGCGGCCGCAAGGATGACCCGGCTAACGCCATCATCGACTTCATCGTCGTCGAGAGTGAGCAGGGCGGCGATAGCACCATCGGTTTCAAGTCCTGCGACCAGGGCCGCAGTAAGTTTCAAGGCACGGCTAAGCACTGGATATGGTTCGACGAGGAACCGCCGGAAGAGATCTACGACGAGTGCAAGATGAGAACCATCGACACCCGAGGCGATATGTGGGGCACGATGACGCCACTGCAAGGCCTGACGTGGGTGTACGATTTGATCTACTTGAATGAGCGCCATGACAAGCAGGTGAAGTCCTGGCTGATGGAGTGGGGAGACAACCCCTACCTGTCACCGGATGAGATCGCCGAACTTGAGTCCACGATGACCGAGGATGAGCGGGAAGCCAGGCAGTTCGGTAAGTTCGTCGCCATGTCCGGACTGGTGTATAAAGAATTTGTCGAAGAGATTCACGTCATCGACCCGATCGACATCCCGCACGAATGGTACGACACGATCAGCATCGACCCGGCCATTGACGTTCCGCTGTCAGCGCACTTCTACGCCCAGGATTATGACGGGAATATCTACGTGATGGCCGAGCACTACCAGGCCGGCATGGACATCGAGCATCACGCCGGTGAGTTGTTCCGCATTGCCGGGGAGCTGGGCTGGCCGGAGTATGACGGCTACCTGTACTCGCTGATTGACTCCGCAGCCAACGCCAAGACTCTTGCCGCCGAGAAGTCGGTTGTCGATCTGTTTTACGACTACAAGATCATCACCAACACCGAGATTGACAAAGACGTGTGGAGCGGCATCCAGCGAGTGAAGCAGTATCTCAAGCTGCGGCCAAGTGAGCAGCCGGCAGTGTGGCCACGTGGCAAGCCGAAGCTGTTTATCTTCCGCACCTGCCCGATGCTGATCAAAGAGATCAAGTCGTATCGGTGGAAGCCGGAAGCAGACGGACCGATCAAGCGCAACGATCACGCCATGGATGAGCTGAGGTATTATCTCAAAAGTAAGCCGGAGTTGAACAGCGACGCCGAGGCCTTCCTCCCGGGGACAACCGGTGGCCACGGCAAACCAGACTTCGATGACGATGACGATGAGGACGATGAACCAGCGAAAGTGAGGTTTTGGAACCTATGAGCGATTCAGAGCCGTTGACCGAGATCACGGTGAGGCTGCAGGTGGGCGACAAAGAGTATGCTATCGGCTCCCACGTTGAGCCGGACTATACCGAGCACATCGGCGAGATCGCCCAAAAGCTGGCTGCCTATCTGGAACGGACGCTGATCATGGTCTTGACGGAGGCGCAGCCATGAGCCAGCAGACGCCAGACTATCGCCAGCATTTCATCGACCAATTCAACGCCCTGGCCAGCGCCTTCGAAGAGAAGTTGGCCGACAATGACACCCGCGGTTGCAAGGAGATCGTCGAGACCGAGGTATTGCTGCAGGCCTGGATTGATGCTCTGCCGGAGCCAGAGGTCAAGTACGGAACGCCGCCGGATGGCCTGGAAGATGACGACCCAGGCGAGCTTGAGCCGGACACGCCGGACGACGACAGATCAGGGAGGTTCTTCGCAAAATGACCAACGCTGAATTGCACGAGGACAACCGCAAGCTGCGTGCCAGGTGTGTGATGCTGAATGACCAACTCAATCAACTGCAGCAGGAAGTAGACAGCCTGAAAGCGTCCCAGCCGGAGCCGGAAGCGAGATCGCCGCTGGAGTATGACGCCGAGCGGGAGATCGCCAACGTGCCGATCACCTTCTGCGACAAGACGTTTGCCTTGTTCGTCGACGCCAACAAGTTTTTGCCGTTCTACGGCATGGCGATGGTCAAGGCCGATCACATCGAGATTCACCGGGACAACCCGTTGATGCTGCGGAGGCGATAGCAGTGAACTTCTTTGAGCTCACGGGAATCGGCGCTGCTATAGGCATTGTGCTAGGCGCTGGTGTAATCCTTGCGGTGGAATCGTGGATGTACAACCACCGCTAGAATATTTCACGTGAAATAATTCTTCACCCCTGAGAGGGGGCTTATTTTTTTATGTCCAGGAAAAAGAAGAAGAGCAGGAATCAGGGCGCCATCCGTGACTTCGACGCTGAGCAGATTCTCGAAAAGAGCGATCAGCGGCAGGAGTTAGGCGACTCCAACTCCACCGATGAGGAGTCGGCCACGGTTCAGACGCGCAACTGGTACCGGCGGGACAAGAACGCCAAGCGGCCCTACGTCGATGAGATGCAGCAGATGTACTTGTTTTACAAGGGTGACCACTGGAGCATCATGGGGCCGGACGGCGAGGTTCTGCGAACAGCGACAGAGCAGCAGGGCAAGCCCAACGCCGTGGAAAATATCATCTTCGCGATGGTGATGGGCAATGCTGCCGAGTTCGTGAAGGACATCGAGCTGATCGACGTGCCGACTGTCCAGGACCTGCCTACCGCCGATCAGGACGCCAGCGCGATGACCGACATCAAAAAGGCGATCATCGCCAAGAACAAGATTGAGAACAACCGTTTCAAGGCGTACATCTGGTTCTTCCTTTACGGCACGATCATCTCTCACCCGCACTGGGACCCCGACTGGGTGGGTGGCCGTGGCCCGAACCGCTGGAACGGCGAGATCCGGCTGCCGTACATTCACCCGCTGATGTTCATCCCGGACGCCCGGGTGTCGAGCAGCAACTGCAGCAGCACCGATATCAACGATGGTATGCGCTGCCACGTGGCGACCTGGCATCCGCTGGATTGGTACAAGGAGCACTATCCGGATTCCTGGCATCTCATCGAGCCGCAAATTATCGCGGAGGATGATCGCCTGGATGATTTCTGGGAAGACGATCAGGGCTTCGGCTACGGTGATTCACGGATGGATATGTGCCCGCTGATCGAGACCTGGTACCGTGGCAACCCGCTCATATTGGACGATGGAGAGAAGGACGAGGGCGACGGCCTGCACGTCATCTGGTGGGCAGGAGAGGACCAGGGCATCTACCTGCGGCATAGCAACTATATCTACTACGACCCGGGCGAGGACAGCGAACTGAAGTTTCCCTTCATCGTCCGCCAGTGCAATCCCCGGGAGAACAGCATCTGGGGTTACGGTGACGCCTGGTTCATCGCCAACCCGCAGGTGATTCGCAATAAGACGGTCGAGCTGATCCTCGAATCGCATCTACACAACGCCCTGGGGCAGACGTTTTACGACCCGACAGCCCTGACGCCGAAGCAACTGAAAGACGTGCAGGAGAAGGGAAACCTGCCAGGTATGTACTTCCCTGCCCGCAACCCGGACAAGATCGTCCGATTGTATGGGCAGCCGGCGGCAGCGAGTCTGCAGAAAGAGACTGACCGGCTCGACAAGACCATGCAGGAGATTATCGGCAACTACCAGGTCCAGTCATCCGGTGACAGCAAGAACGGCAAGCAACACCCAACCTTTGCAGGCATGGCGCAGCAACTGCAGCAGGCGCAGATCCGGCTCCGCTTCAAGGAACAGAGTTTGACGCAAGTCGAAGAGGAGAGCGCCGAATATATCAACCACCTGATATCCAAGTTCTACACCGAGCGCCGGCCCTATCGCATCCAGGACGCACAGGCACCGGGCGGTTATCGTTACGGTCTGTTCGACCTATTCAAGATTTTGCGAGTGTGGGACCCGACTACCAACATCGTGATACCCTTCCCGATCATGATGCAGCAGCAGCCGGGCGTCGAACCCCAGCAGCTTATTCAGACGCTGACTGACCAGGGCAAGGAAGTCTACTTCCCGGAATACAGCGTGCAGTCGAAGGTTTCCAGCGTCATGCCGGCGGATCGCATGTTCAACATGCAGATGGCGCAGGAGCTGTATCAGGGCAAGATGATTGACGCTCAGGCATTCTTCTTCGTGATGGAGCACGGCAGGTTTGAGCCGTGGGATGCCATACTCCAGCGATACAAGCAGCAGCAACAGCAAGCGCAGCAGGCGCAAGCCCAACAAGCGCAGCAGGGTGGTGGCCAGCCCGGTCAGGGTGGACAGCATCCGGCAACGGCTGTGATGCATGAGGCGCTTAACCGGTTGCCCGCAGCGGCCAGGGCGAAGCTGAAGGCGCTACCGCCAGGCCAGCAGCAGCAGCTACTCAAGAGCTTGATACCGGGACAGGGAGGTGGAGCGGTTGCCGCTGGTCAAGGGCAAGTCCAACAAGGTCAAGTCGGCTAACATCAAAGAGATTATGGGTTCCTACAAGCAGAAGGGCACGATTGGCACGTCTGCGCCGAAGTCGAAAAAGAAGGCTCAGCAGCAGGCGATTGCCATTGCACTGAACACAGCACGCCACAGCAAGGGCAAATAAATCATAAGGAGGACACCGACAATGTTCACGAAGAAGAAGGCCGCCGGCGGCAAACACGGACGACCGGCCCCGGAGCGCAAGGCAAAGGCAGCGAAAGTATCGGAGCGCCCGATCAAGGGCATCAGCCTGAACCCCAAGCAAGCGCACAAGACGCCCACGATGTAAGCGACCACCCGCAGAAGCGGGGTTTTTTATGGTCCCACACAGTGATGACCCTAAACTCGCCTGGATAAGCCGACGGGCTTTGTACGGGAGGTTCAAATGAAAAAGTTCTGGAGATTCTTCCTGACCGTGTTGATGTTGATGGCTTGCATGGTTCCCGCTGGCGCTCCTGCCGGTACTCCTGCAGGCGACCAGGAGGGCCTTGAACCTGACGACCCTGATGAACCGGATGATGATGCCGATGATGACGACTCGGACGATGAGGATGAGGGCGACGAGCCGGAACCTGACAAGGATAAGCCGGTAACGCAGGAAGAGATTGATCGCATCGTCGAGTCCAGACTCGCCCGTGAGCGGGTAAAGTTCGAGAAACAACTGGCCGATGTCAAGGCGCAGCAGCAGACTGATCAGACCGCCAAGCAGCAGCAGGCTCAGGACAACAGCTACCTCAAGCAGATCTACGCTACCGAGTACCAGGCCCAGATCGAGGCCGGTGTGACCGAGCAGCAAGCGGCATCCAGGGCGCAGCGTGAGGTTGACCGCGAGGCCCGCAGTCTGGTGGTTGATCGGCGGCAGCAGGCGTCTGATGCCAAGGCGCAGCAGTTCGAGCGCCGGGCCGACTACTCCGACGCCAAAACGGCAGCGATAAGCGAGACGCCGTATGTGGCCAAGTACCTCAAGGAGATCGACGAGTTCAGCGGCAAGGGCGCATTGGTCGATTTTCCTACGGCGATGGCCTTCGTCGTTGGCCAGAAAGTCTTATCCGGGGAGTTGGGCACTGACATGCGGAGCGCAGCAGAACAGGCAACGCTTAAAAACGTCAACGCAAGAGGGAAAAAGAAAGTGGAAGGCGGCACCAGCGCAGGCGGCGCAGGTGACAGGACGCCGAAAATGAGTCCATCGGAGATGAAGTACGCCAAGGCGCTCGGCGTCAAGCCCGAAGAGTACGTTGCCGCCAAGAGTAAGAACAGACGAAAAAAGTAACCGAGAGGTGAGAGCCCAATGGCTTACACAGCACCGAGAGTATCACAGGGATTTGAGTACATCGGGAACCTGATGCAGGCGCCGGGTGAAGATCCGGGTCTGTTTGAACTTGTTCCTAACACCGCGTTCAGCCTGGGCAACGCCGTCTATATCCCGGCCCCGACTAATGCGGGCACCGGCAAGGTGACGCCCTGCTCCGGCTCCACTCCGGCAGCCGGCATCCTGGGAGTCATCGGCGTTCCCGTATCGACCACGACAGGCACGCAGACGATTCCAGTCAACGGCTCTACGTCGCTGGTGCAGGCTCCGGTGATGACCAATCGTTATAACATTTACCGGGTGACGTTCTCCGGGCACATCGACAGCGTAGCGACCAGCGGATCGACCACGACACTGGGTGATACGGCCGGTATCACCACCGGCACCAACTTCACTGCTGGCGGGGCGATCTGGATCTATGCCGGCACGAACGCCGGGCAGATCAGGACGATCTCTTCGCAGTCCACCACGACCGTGACCTGGATCAATCCGATGCCGGCCGCTATCGACACTACGAGCAAGTACATCCTCTTGCCCGGAGCGCAGAGCGCTGCCTACACCGGTATCAACGTCGGCTCGTACGTCCAACTTGCGTCGGGCTCAGCATCCACCGTGGACGTGTCCCACAACCCGACAGCGCCCGGGCAGTGCATCGTCAAGGCAATCGAGTTCAACAACTTGATGCTGCAGGTAATGTTTACGCAGCCGTTGTTTCTGTAATAAGTGAGGACTGGAGGTAAAATCTAATGTTACTGGAAGATAACTGGCCGGAACTGCTACAGCCCGATCTTCGGGTTATTTTTGACCGGATCAACAAGACCTACCCTGATTACATCGCCCAGATAGCTAACCAGGATACCTCGACCAAGTACCAGGAGTTCAACTTGGGCGTTGGTGAGCTGGGGCAGATGGACCCGTGGACAGGTCAGGTCTCCTACGAGGACTTTCAGAAAGGTTTCAAGAGCACGTATACGCACCAGAAGTTCTCCAAGGGTATCACGATTGAACGTGAGCTTCTGGAAGACGATATGTACAACACGATCAAGCAGAGGGTCCGCAAGCTCTCCAACACCGTCTACAACACCCGGCAGTCTCAGTTCGCGTCCATCTTCAACGGCGCCTTCTCCGGAGCCGGTTGGCGTGGGCAGCCCCTGCTCGGCCCGGACAACGTCTCGCTGTGCAACACATCACATCCGATCATGCCGGGCTCAAGCACGTATCTCAACAACTATGGCACGCTGCAGTTGACGGCCAACAACCTTGAGCAGGTCCGGACGAACATGAAGCAGTGGGTTGATGACAAGGGCAACCTGATCATGATCCAGCCGAACACCCTGATCGTGCCAACGGCGCTGCGCAAGACTGCCATGATCATCGCCGAAACCGACGAGGAACCGGAGACCACCGACCATGGCGTCAACGTCTGGCACGGTTCGCTCACGGTCATCGAGATTCCCTTCATCAACTTCTCCGCATCCTGGTTCGTGACCGATTCCGAGCGGGCCAAACTGTATCTGAACTGGTTCGACCGCCGCAAGCCGGACTTCGATGACAAAGTCGAGTTCGACAGTGAGGCCGCCAAGTACAAGACAGTTGGACGTTGGAGCTACGGCTGGGATGACCCGTCGTTTATTTACGGAAATTACCTCGGCTAAACGCTGAAGCGGTGGGGGGGCGCTTGAACCCCCTCAGGAGGCATAAAGCATGGCTAACTATTCGCATCCCTCAAAAATATCGCCCGTCGTGGAAATTGCTATCGGCGGGTACGGCTCCGAGAAGACACTGTTCACCCTGGATGCCTATGGGAACCCGGTATTTAACTCGGGGGCCACAACGAAAGTTAAGGGCATTGTCCAGAACTTCACGGGAGTTTTTACCCTGGCGAAGATCATCGCGGGGATAAACCCCATTCTCGCAGGTGTTGCTAACACGACGATCAATATTCTAAATTTCAAGATTCTCGTGAATGGGACAGCCGGAGGTTCTGGCAACTTCATCCTGGAAGACACGAACGGCACTCCGGTGGCAATCGTGACGGTCGCCGAGGCTCAACTGGCGGGGTGCATCTCTCCAAGTACAGCAAGCATCACCTTGGGGGCAGGGTTCATGGCCGCATTGACTACTGGCAAAGGGATACAGATACCCGCTGCCGCGTCGCTGACAACCTTGACAAGCGTTACCGTTTCCATTGACTACGTATTAACTTAAGCGGGGCAGGAGAGCTAACCCTCTCCTGCTTCATTTTGTGAGGTGAGAATCAATGAGTCTAGGAGCAGACGCCCCAGATGTGATCATAGCGGTGCAGCAGGCCAGCGTCGGCACGGCGGCGGCAAACATCAACCCGTCCGTATTGGATGTTCCTTTCTACGTCTCCAACTCGGGAGCAAATGCGGCGTATCTCTATCTTGGCGCTAGCGCAGCGGCTACGTTGTCCAATGGATTCTGTATACCTGCAGGTACTGCCCTGCCGATGAAAATAACTTTCCCCAGCAAGAATAAAGCAGGGGCGGCTCAATTTTTGTCAGCGATTGCAGCAACCGCAACAACGCTGAGCTTTTTCATCTGCGAGAGTTAGGAGCGATCTGAATGGCAACCATAGCTAATCTCTGGCGAGCTAACTGGGCAGCATGGTTTCTAGGGACAGGGACGCGGCCGGCGTGGGGCAGCAACATCAAGGTCGCCCTCTATAACTCGTCCTGGTCTCCGGTGCCTGGCACGCAGACAGGTTACTCCAACGCCAACGAGCTTTCCACGGCCTATGGTTATACCCAGGGCGGCATTGCCATCGCCAGCCCAACATCGACAGAGGTCGAAGCTGCTTCATTGACGGCCTGGACGACTGGCACGGCGTACAACATCGGGGATACCGTCAACGGTGCTTCCTCCGGTGCGGGGCATGTTTACCGCTGCCTGGTCGGTGGCACATCTGGATCATCCGTTACCTTCGCCGGAGCGATAGGCGAGAAAGTATCAGACGGAACCTGCTCTTGGGGTGAGTGTGGTTTAGGCGTAGTCAAGATCGGCTGTGCCAACCTGGTGATCACCGTGACAGGTGTAGTGGGGCCATTCCAGTACGCTGCCTTCTACGATTCGGTAGCGACTCAGCCGGTGAGCAATCCGTATGTCTGCTACGTGAATTTTGGTTCTACTCAACAGTCCGGGTCATCTGGCACGCTGACGCTGAGCCTCGACGCTCTAGGGCAGATTCTTTGGCCGATATATTAGGGGGCAAACATGAGCAGTTTAACTGTTCCTCTACCACAAGATTCTAACAGTGTTCCCTATCTTGCCAACGCTGACTCTAACGGTGGCTTGGCTGTTCCTGTCGAGCAGTGGATCAAAAGCGGTTCGCTTTATGTGCCGGTGAGTGCCACTGCTCCGCTGCCGGTTGTAACACAACAAAACTCTGCATATCCAACAGGAATAACACCTCTTGCTGGATATGCTCAAACTGCAGCTAATACTGCATTAAGTCTTCCTATACCTGCATTAGCAGGAAAATTTGCAAATATTTCTAATATAACTCTAAGTTTCAATGTTGCTTCATTAACTGGGGTAAATTTCTATATCTCTCCTATTACTACCGGTGGCGCTTTTAACTGTCAAATACCAATAAATACTCTTTTACCAATAACTTTAAATTTTAATCCACCAATACAAGCTGCAACAATCAACGAAATATTAACTCTTGCAACTAGTACAGGTTTAGGTGCTGGTGTAGCTATCGGTTGCGGTTATGTCGGTTATTACTCAACAACCTAATAAGGAGGAACTAAAAAATGAAAGGATTCGACACTAATCAAGTATCAACTAAAGAAACAGCACAAGGTTATAAAAACAAGGGGTATAACTTTGTAATACGCTATATCTCTCTTGAAATTGGGAAGTAATTCTACTTCGTGCTTGGTGACAGTGGAGTAACCGGAGGAACAGTTTAGTAGGGGGCTGATTAAGAAGGTGATACTATGCCACGACACGGGTTAGGCGCTTTAGGTGTTTCCTTCATAAACAAAAGGGTTTCCATGGTTCCTGCAATTGGTATGGGGTTGGAATTACCTGAGCAACTGATATCGACAATTTCTTTAAACCTAGCGCCAAACATTGGAATAGGCGAAGCGTTGATTGAGTCTCAATCAACAGCCACAAGTGTCAAATTAACACCCGTGCTCGGAATGGGAATGGACCCGCCTTTAACAGTCTTGATTACAATGCATATTCAACTGCTTCCCGTTGTGGGGATGGGCATTGAACTGCCGGACACAGTTATATCCGCGACGCCGGTTTATCTGGTTCCCGTGCTCGGAATGGGAGCATCCTTAGCCGATCAGGAGATCTCGCAGGTTACTATCTTGCTATCGCCTGCGATAGGCGAAGGAATTGGGCTTGCAGAAGCGGCTTCTTCGTTTACTTTGTTGTCTCTCATTCCATCTGTGGGGGCCGGAATCTCTCTCGCGGATCACGTATCAGCAGCATTTAACCTTCAACTCCCGCTTATCTGTGCAGTTGGGATGGGCTTGTCTCTTCCAGATACGCTTCAAATCGTTCAAATAACATTGCCTCCGTCCGGGTCACCTCTCACGAGGCACGGAAGGCCAAGACGACCAAGGGACACCATGGTTCATGAGCACTCCGATAAAGACAGGATACCTCGAGGATATTTCTTATAAAATATTTCACGTGAAATAAACTCCGGAAGGGGTTTTTCCTTTGGCCCTGATGCTTTCTCAAATCACATATATGGCCACGCAGCGGGTACCGACTGCCGTCTCTACGGCTGACATGCAAGACATCGTCAACGAGATGCAGAACACGCTCTATCGCCTGTTCACGCAGCCGGAGGACGTCGAGCAGATCAGCCTCGTGCTGGGCATCCCCATGTACACCCTGCCGAGCTACATCATGCCGGAGCGAATCCGCAGCGTCACGGTGATGACTCCTTCAACGGGATCGCCTCCAGCGCCGCCGGACGATTCGTTCTTCGACTGGGAACAGGATGAGGATTCCTGGGATGATTCGGTGGGATACCTGGGCGAGTATCAACCCTGCGACCAGGCTGACGAACTGATCGACTGCAGCTACAGCACCCTGCAGACGGAGACCGGCAACCTGATCTTCATCTACCCGGCGCCCCCAGTGGCCAGCGGCACGATTAACGGCGTGTCAGTCACGTCCGGAGGCAGCAAATATACGACGGCACCGGCTGTCGCCATCACCGGCGGCGGAGGCTCAGGCGCCACGGCCACGGCGGTGGTTGCCAATGGCGCGGTAACGGCGGTCTACGTCACCAACCCGGGTTCAGGCTATACCGGGACGCCAACAGTCTCATTCACAGGCGGAGGCGGTACCGGGGCGGCGGCTTCAGCCAGTGTGTTCAACCTGTACCTGATGATCATCTTCGAGGACGGCCCGAATCTTCTAAACAACACCGTGGCAGCGACAACGGTTCCCCGGTTCTTCCCGGACTATCACATGCTGTTCGTCTACGGCCTGGCGGCGGAGTTGGCGGGCTTGAGGGGCGATGGAGCCAGGCAGAACTTCTGGAGTCAGAAATACGAAGCTATGTTGGCCGAGGCCTTGAACAATCTCGGCGAAGCGATGCAAGCGAAAGTGCGGTGGTAACATGGCATCTTGGGCGGAATACATAGCACAGAATATCGGGTCATACGCGGGAATTATTCAAACAGCTATGCAGTTTCAGATCACTCCCGTCTACAACATCGTGGGGTCAGGTGCTGATCCTACAGGCATATCTGATTCCACCGACGGTATTATGAACGCCTGCAACGCGGTCCCTGCATCCGGAGGAATGGTGTGGTTGCCCCCTGGAAATTTCCTCTATAGCACTGAACTTGAAATTCCGGTCAACGTTACAGCCTTCATCGGTTCGGGGGCGGCTACTGTTCTCACACCGACAGGGGCTGCTAAGGGAATGCATATAGCTTTCCCCTCCAGGTTAGGGCTGGAAGTCGGCAATTTTGTGATGAATGTCAGTACAACGCTTTACCCCAACGACACGGTATTATACTTTGAAACGGTTACAGATGCTCTGGTTCGTTTTATACATTTTCTTGCTGGCGGTTCGATGGCGATAAGCTCAAACAACTGCGTCGACTCTTTGTTTGAAAAGATTAGGGTTGATGCCACCAGCGCCAACGTGGGTATACGCCACGGGGGAGGAAGCGCTCTAAATATAACTACTCGTAGTTGTAAAACCACTAATACCGGTTCCCATGGAATCCAGATTGCTGGTGGGAGCGATCATGCGGTACTTGAAAATAAGTGCGTCATTACCGGAGATTTTGGAATTAGTATATGGAATGCCTACTCCTGTCTCGTATCAGGTAACACAACTATAGATTCATTTGCCGAAGGAATCAATCTTGACAATGCTCAAAATTGCATAGTAACGGATAATAGTTGCAAATGGACAACACCGACCAGCGGAACCGACTTCGGCATCAGTCTGTTTGGTCCAACATCCCCGGCAGTATATACGCAGTACAATATTGTTAAAGGTAATCAAGTATATCAGGCGAGAAAATCTGGAATTGCCTTAGCAGACAACGCACAATTTTGTGATGTGTCTGATAATACGATAGTCAACTGCAATCAAGCTGGAAATGCCTGGGGCGCAGGAGTATTATTGTATGGTTCAGGAGCGGTATACAATAACATTCACGATAACCATATCGATGGAACTACGCACAATTATGGGGTGAACGAATACGCTCAAGACGGAGCACCAAATTATAACACGATACACGATAACTTTGTAAATGGTGCGGCAACCGCGGAAGTTGCAATAGTGGGTGCTTTAACAAAGGCCGATGTATGGACAGCATATACTCCCACCGTATCGTCAACAGGCGGTACAATTACCACTGCTTCGGCAACAGGTAAGTATTTGATCAGGGGAAAGACGTGTTTTGTGGAACTGGTTGTCACAGTCACCACCAACGGGACAGGTAGCGGAAATGTAACGGCCACATTACCACGACCGGCGATAAATCAAGAAGTACTGGTAGGAAGAGAAAGCGGCGCATCGGGTAAAGAGTTACAGGGTATGATCGCCTCACCCGTTGTCAATATATGTAACTATGACGGCTCTTATCCCGGAGCAAACGGTGCTTCAATCCACCTAAACGGCAGTTATCAGATCGCATAAGCGGAGGAAGCATGGCACTCTGGAAACCATCTACGGATAAGAAAAGCGGTCTGCAAAGATCGGTGCAGATAGACTCCGGCGGCGGAGAAACGATCACACTCACTTACTCATCGGCTCCAACATGGACATGGTTCGGACTTTAGAACGGCCAAAATATGCGGAATGACTTCTTGCGCTCCCATTTGCCTGTTTTGGGATTGTACTGTTTGATCACTTTAGCAGGCACCCCTGCAACTACACAAAATGGTGGTATATCCGAGGTAACAACAGAATTGGCTCCGATCGCGGAGTTTTTCCCGATTGTAACACCTGATAAGATATGGCAACCTAACCCGAACCAGCAATTATCTTCAATTATTACCGGGCCTTTCGAGAATGCAGGTTGACACATGATGGGCTTTGTGATGTCCTCGTAACCATGAGAATGATCATTAATATGCACATGAGGGCCAAACAGAACATATTTGCCTATTTCCAAACGATTGATAGAAGCGATTGAGTTATATGGTCCGATGATCGTATTTTCCCCGATTATAATTGATGGATTATATTTCTTGCCATTGTAGTCAGGGGTAACGCTGATAGAAGTATGATGATGTATCGTGACGTTAGAACAAATCTTGATGTAACCAGGGTTTTGAATAGAACTTGCCGGGCCTAAGGTTGCATCGGGATAAAACTGTTTGAAATCTTCTGGTGTATAAATAATGTAGTTAAAAGGATCCATGGTATCCACCTCCATTATAGGTATAACACTGAGGAGTAAAAATGGCAATCTGGAGTAATCCCGACAAGAAAAGCGGCCTACAGCGAGTGGCCACAATAGACTTCGGCGGGGGTGTCAATAACGGGATCACGCCGCCTCCCTTGATCGCGGACAATCAGAGCCCGCTTATGCTCAACATCGCGCCGTATATGCTGCCGGTGCTGACGCCCTGTTACCCGGCTGTGGTGCAGAATGCATATGCCGGCTCCATTTTGATGGTTGCCGATTATAAAGGGCAGTTTGCCGTCATAGCGGGTGGCAGATTCTATTACAGCAACGGACAGCAAGGTGGCCAGATTTTTCTAGGAACATCGTTCAGCTTTTGCTCATTCATGGGCGGCTTCTACTTCTCCTCTGCCCTGGACGGTCTATATCTTTTTACAAATAGCGGCGCTCCGACACAGGTAGCGGCAGCGACAGCCCCATTGGGTGCGTACATAACCGCCAACGCCAACCGGTTATGGATAACGGGGACGCCTAACGACCCGAATATGTTTCAGGGGTGTAGCTGGCGCAACACCGGAAATTGGGTAGCGACCGGGGATCTCGGTCAGTATCAGAACTGGATTGAGGCGCCCAGCGGAGAGCCGAATAACGGGATCGCCTCTCTGACAACTGGCACGATGGTCGTCTTCAAGTGGACTTCCTATCACGAGGTATGGGGAGACGGCCCGGCCAGCGACTATACGATCATCGACCGCTTCTACGGCATTGGCTGTGCCTCTAACGCGACGATAGCGGAAATCGGCGGGTATCTCTATTGGCTAGGCGTAGACGGGGTCTACCGCTGGAACGGCGGCGACCCGGAACGGATCAGCGACCCGATCAAGAATTACCTGCCCAACGTCATTATCAACAGTCCGTTGCCTTATGTCTCTGCCTGCGCTGACAGCCGATTCTATTACATATCTCTTGGCGAGAACCTGCTTTTTGCCTACGACACCTGGAACAATAACTGGTGGGGGCCCTGGCAGCAGTACGCTGATGTCAAGGCCAACGTGATGTACCGGGATGCCGCCAGCACCTTGAAAGGCGTCTACATCGGCGACGCCGGCGGGATAGTCTACCAGATCGATAAAGCGACCAACAGCAACACGCTCTCCTGGCTATACGAGACCAAGCCGTATTCTGACGGTAGCTTAGCCCAGGAGAAGCAGCTCGTCGACGCCTACCTCACGGCTGAGGTATGGCCTGGGGCATCGCTGAATGTCTACCTGTCGAACCGGGAGCGGGACATGAATGACGGGAATGACTGGACGCTGATCGGCTCGGTCTCGGCGCAGACGCTACCTCAGACAAGCAAAATATTCGTCTCCCCGGGAGTGCTTACTCCGTCCTACTTCTACCGGCTCAAGTTTGCAGGGACCGGCAGGGTGGACATCTACGGCCTGGACAAGGATGTGTACGTGACGCCGAAATTCTAGAGGAGGCTGCCCCATGTTGCCAGGGTTGAGACCGATCAAAAAGGTTAATTCGACAGACGACGTCAAACAACTGGTCACCGAGATCAACCAGGCGATCACAGAGATCAACGTGGCGATCGAAACGATTAAAGTGTTCAGCGGAAAGATCGGAAACAGCAATATCCCCGGGCTGAACTTCTTGCCATTGAAGGCTGATGCTCTCACAGCGTTGACGGGCGTCACGCCCCTGGCCGGATTCCTGCAAGCGCTGACGGTGAGCGGTTTGAAAGAGCTTATGCTATACGACGGAGCCGCCTGGCAGGAGCTTGCCAGACACGATATGGTCTATAACGTGTTCGCATCTCTGGCGCTCAGCAATTACACTCATTCGCACGGAGGCAACACCGGATCGGGCACATCAGGAGCGGCCAGCGCAGGCACGGCGCATACCCATCCTGTTGGCCCTCTCACGATTTCAGTCGACGTCCATACTCATACAGTCTCGTACAATACCGGTTTGTAAGGAGAGATCAACATGGCGACCACTAACCCTACTCCTGCTCAGCAGCTTGCCGCTGCCACGGCCCAGAAGACGCCCCAACCGGCGGCCGCTTCTTTTGGCGGCAGCAACAACGCCCCGGCCGGGACCTCGGGCATCCGCTCGACCCTGACGTCGATGGGCTTTCCGAATCAGGACATCGGTTGGAACGGGACAGACGTCACGCTGTCCGGCCCCGGGCTGCAGACACAGGACATCGCGCCGGATGCGAATTTCGGAGGCACGACCTACGCCAGCCCGGCGGACATATCGGGCGCCGCTACAGCTACGGGCTGGCAGCCACAGCAGGAGCAGCAGATCAACGACCTGGTCAGTTCCCTGGTGCAGAAGATCAACGGCCAGGATCAGCAGGTTCAGGGCGCGCTCACGAACTATCAGAACGCCGCATCCACGCCATTCAGCTTCAATACAAATTCACCGCTTTACCAGGCAGCGCAGACGAGCGCCCAGCAACTGGCACAACAGGCATCTGACACGACTGGCGCTGACATTGCCTCGCATGGTGGCACTATGAGCAGCGCCATGGTGCAGGGGATGCAGAACACCGAGAATCAGGATTACACCCAGGCGCTGGCTTCCGAACTTCCGGGGCTGGAGTCCAACCAGTACAACGAGTATCAGGGCAACATCAGCAACCTGGCCAACGTCCTGAACACCCAACAGGGCTTGAGTCAGCAGGATGTATCGAATCTGAGCGGCGCTGCGGGGACGACAGAGAACATCCAGAACACGACTGCCCAGCAGCAGCTAGCCCAGGCGACGCTTGCCATGAATGAGAACCGTTATGGAGCGCAGGCCACCAACGAAATGACCACCGCCGCAGTTAATTCAGTGAAAACGACCGGCGAGGTCACCACGCAACAGGAATCCGACATCCTCGGAGTCCCCATTGGGACGTCTTCGGCGCAGGCTCTCCAGGCGGCAGCCACGTTGCAAGTGCTGCAGCAGAACGCCGGCACGAACGCACAGAACGCCGGCACGAACTCGAAGAAGATTAGCACACCGACATGGGCCAACGTCCTTTCTATGGCTGAATCGGATCCGAATTACTACGATGATCCTGCTGCTACGATAGCGCAATATGCGCAGCAGTATGGTTTGGAGTGATCTAGATGATGCCAGACAGCCTGATGGCTGTGCAAGCTCAACAAGCTCAGGCATCTTCTCTTGCGGCAGCCGTTGCTAAAAAGCCGTGGTGGAAGAACGCTGAGGACGTCATAGCGCCTCCAACCCTATCGCAAGGGAATCAGGCGTCGCTATCATCTCTTGGGCAGCAGTGGAACCAGGCAATGGCGCAAGGGGATGTTGCTTCGGCGCAGGCGCTCCATGTCCGTGCGAATCAGATCCGAAATGTCGCTGGACTATGGGGCGGAGCGGATTATAATCTCGCCAGCGGAGCCATGACGCCGCAAGGACAAAAATTAGTCCCGACGTCCATGGCGCCGAGTATGGGCAATCTGCAGGCATCAAATACGCCAGCGCTGCAATTAGCGAGAGCGACCGCCAAGCCGTCAACCCCCTGGTGGAAGAATGCCCTGGGCGCTGTTGGCAAGTTCAACGACATTGTAGCGGGGAGCGCCGGAGGCGTCACGGACGCAGAGACGCAGGCATATGCAAAACAGGCGAAGAACGCTCCCGGACTATCTCCAGCGCAGCAATTATATTATCAGAAACTAGCGCAGGGGGCGCCCGACAACGCAGGGGCGCAGATGGTGCAAAACAGCCCGCTCGCCTCCGGCGCGGCCCGTGTCGTTGGTGGCCTGCTTCCCTGGGTAGCTGCCGGCGCCGGCGCTCCTGGTGTTGGCGCTGATACCGCAGGCCTGGGCGCTGAGGACATGGGGAATCTTCCTCTGTGGCAGCAGATAGCAGGCATGGCCGGGCGCGGCGTGGCTCAGGGTGGAGGGGCATCCGTGTTGCAGGGTATTGACCCCACATCACGCCAGGGATTGCAGAATGAAGCCCTGGGTGCAGGCATGGAGACCGGCGCGGGCCTGGTCGGCAAAGTTGGCAACGCGTTGAATCTGCCGGCCATCCTCTCGCGCCCGGTCGGTGGCGTTGTCGGCGGTGCGGCCGGAACTGCAGCCGGTTACCTGGCTATGACCGCGCAGGAGAAGCAGAACTTCGGCAAGGCGCTGGTCAACCAGGGACTGACGATGGGCGCGGTAGAGTTGGTGATGACCGCTCTGGGAGGCCAGTCTGCATTTGCTAGGCCGGACGGAGAAGCAACCCCTACAGAATTGCAGCAGACGCAACAGGGAGGCGCAGGAGCAGAGCAAGCCCCGGTGCAGGCGGATTCATTACAGACATCCGTCACGGAGAATATCAAGTCGGTCATCGATGACCTGGAACCTGCCGAAAAAGAGGCGCTGAGCACTGCGGTTGCAAACAACGATGCGGACGGCGCCCTTGGTATAGTCGCCGGCAAGATGGCTGAGGACTTGCCGCCGAAGGTAAATTCCGGAGGAGCGCAGGTCCCTGACAGTAAACTGATCTTGACGCTGAAAGCTATCCTCAGCGGTGATGAACAGCCAGCAAGAATAGGCGGTGTCCAAGCTTCGAGCATGGCTCCGGAAACAGACGTCATCTCGAAACTAAAGGCCATAGACCAAGGAACGTACGCGAACCCCACGTTACAGCAAAATAATGAAGTTATTGCAAAGCTGAAGGCCATAATCGATAGTGGCCACGCTCATAACGTTGTGCAAAATGCAGCATCGCAGACGGTACAACAAAGTCAGGATGACAGAGCGCCCGCGCCACGTCAGAATGCCCAGCAATGGGCAGCAGACATGAAGGCAAGGGGAGCAAGTCAAAACGTGCCGGGTGACCCGACAGCCCAGGTGGGTACTCCGCCTGCCGCAGAGCCGGTCAGCCTCGGCAAGATGGGATTTAACCCGGCAAACGCGCCTGATCAGGTAGCTCCGCGAGGATCTATCAAAAGTATGATCGGTGGCGTCGGCGCGGCCAATCCCAAGGACCTGCTCAGGCAATCGCTGGCGCTGCCGACGAAAGAGACGCCTCCTGAGGCTGAGCCGACGATGGACGAGAATGTCCGGGCGCAAAAATTAGCCCTGGCGCAGCAAGAGAAGCTGAAGGCGCAGGATGAAGTGAGCAGGCGGCAGCAGGCGCTGAAGGACAATCCCAACCCGCCGGATACCAGGGACACGATCAAGAACAAAACAGATCCCAAATCCGTCACCGCGGGTGAACGCATCAGGAAAGCGTATACGGCTACCGTCGATACCAAGGCCAGGATCGGGCAGGCGATGAAGTCGCTCAACACCTACATTGGGAGAGAAGCGCCCGGGATGAAACTGTCCGACAACGATAATGTGGCGCTGGTAGCTTATAACCTGGTCGGCACGGACAACATCATAAACACGATCATCAGCAAAAACCTGGTCGACCCCAACGGGAATACCATCGGCAAGTCTCTAAATGACGTGATCTCCGCTGTCAAGCCGGGGGATATTGATGATCTGGAAGAGTATATGAAGGCCAGACATGCTCCGTCCTGGCTGGAGAAGGGGCGCCAGGTCTATCCTGCGAGCAAAGGAATAACTCCGGACGCGGAGGGCGCGGATGTAGCGAGAGCCATCGAAGCCAAGCAGTTGGCGCAGCATCCCTACTTCGAGCAGATCGGGAAAGACTGGGATCAGTGGCAGCAGCAGCTTACCCAGTCATGGCTCGGGGATACCGGATACCTGAATCAAAAGGTGCTCGACGCCTGGCATGAGCAATTCCCGCATTACATCCACAGGCAGGTCGAACAGGCACCCGCCGAACGTAGCAGCTATACGATTGGCAATAGGGGACGTGGTTCGACCAGAAACACATATTCTTTTATTGATGCCGCCGTGGACGATGCGAATCATATTGTAAACAAAGTCAGGCAGAACAGCGTCTACGCGGCCATGCTACGGACGGCGCAGGTCTATCCAGAATGGGCTAATTCGGGCTGGTACAGGATCGATGAGAGCGACGAAGGGGGGTTGGCAAAGGATTCGCAGGAGAAGCTTGCCAACCCCGAAACAGCGATGGACGAAGTTGCGGCGCCGCTTCCGGAGGATGCCAAAGACCAGAATGGGCAACCCATTGTCGCCAAGCATGGAAACACGGTGGTCGCCCGCGTCAATGGTAAATCAATCGCGATGAAGGTTGATGATCCCGAATATCTGAAAGCGATGCGAAACCTGAGGCCCGCGTATATGGGCGACTTCTTCAAGGCCGCGGCGAGGATCACAAGCGTATTCAAGCAGGTGACCGTTTCCGATAACCCTTACTTTATGCTTATTAAGCATCCGGCCTACGACATCCCGGCAGCGCTGATCACTTCTAAGACGTTGTCGGCATTCAACCCGGTCGATTATATCCGCGGACCCTTCGACATCATGCAGGCCGCGGTGGATGTGTTCCGGGGCCAGGTCATGGGGAAAGACAACGAGAGATACGACACCTATAGGGCGGTGGGCGGCGGTCGAAGCCTTCCGAGTGGCGGATCGGACAGCAGCCTGGCGAGGGTCAGGGATGACATCGTACCCGGTGAGTGGTACGAGAAGCCTCTCAAGGCCGCCTCGCACGTGGTGAACAAAGCCGGGGGCTTCATCAAGAACATCGACAGCGTCATGGCCACAGCTCCGCGCTTGGCAGAGTTCAAGAGGTGGCGGGCGATCGACGACACCCCGGCCGGCAGGCAGCGCGCTCTCTACGAGGCCAATGATGTGAGCGTGAACTATGGAAAATCGGGGAATATCGGCAAGCAGGCGGATGCCGTGCTCCCTTTCCTCAACGTGGCAATTCAGGGGGTTGACAAGGTCGCCCGTACGCTGAAGGATGACCCGGTGAACGCTATCGGCAAGGCGGCTGTCATGCTGACGCTGCCGACAATCGCTTTATGGCTGAAAAATCACGGCAACGCGAATTACCAGAAGCTGAGCCAGTACATCAAGGATCATTATTACTGTATCCCCACCCCCGCCGATGGCGGCAAGACGTTCATTAAGATTGTCAAGCCCCGGGGCTGGGGCGTGTTGTTCTCTACGGCGCCAGAGCATATCCTGGAGGCTATCGCTTCCAAGAACGCCAAAGATCTGACCAACTGGGGCGGGGCATTCGCTCAATACTTTATGATGGCTGATACGCAGCTCAACGTCGCTCCGTTCTATCAGGCAGCATATAACAAATCTTACACTGGGGCGCCGATTGTTTCCAGCAAGCTCTCCGCGCTGTCTCCGGGTCAACAGTATGATCAGAATGACACCTGGATCGCCAAGGAGATCGGCAAGAAAATGAATTGGTCTCCCAAGAAGATCGACTACCTGATACAGTCTTACGCGGGAATTTTTAGCCAAGCGACAACGCCCGGACAGACCTTGCAGCGAAACGTGATCGCTGATCCTTTCTACAGCAACGACATAGAAACCAACTTCTACAATTTGCGGACGCAATTAGATCAGGCATCGGCGGACTTCACCGCCAAAGGCGTCAAATCCAAGTATTATCTGCCGGAACTGACGAAGACAATCGACACCGCGGCTACCCAGGCCGATGCAATCGCCAAGGACAAGAGCCTGACATCGGACCAGGCCCGCCAGCAGCAGCAGGACATCTGGCAGCAGGCAATACAAGCAGGTCAGGCAGAGTTAGCCTCGCCGCAGGCATACGCTTCTCAGGAACAGGCATATGCCCAGGGCGAGGCTCAGAAGGCACAGAAGACCCAAGCCGAGTCTGCAGCGGAGAGCGCTCTGGCGAAGGCTCTCGATAGCGGTAATACGAAAGCACTGGGCCTCGCCCTCCAGCAGGGCGCCAAGGCCGGGATATGGAGAACGGCAACGGAGAAGACGGATGCTGTCAAGACAGCGCGGGAGAAGATTGCCAAAGAAAGCATGTCGCCTGTAGGACAGCAGTTTCTCTCTATGTCCAAGACCCAGAGGATGCAATTCATGAAAGGGCTGACCTCGCAGCAGAAAACAATGCTTCGCAGCGACCTGGTTAGCTATACCAGAGCGACCATGTCGTCATCACGCTCAGGCGGCAACGGCGGCACAATCCAGCAAGCGATGCAGGTCACGGGCGTTCCACAAGGCTGGGGACCGGATTTAGCGTGGCTGGCACAGGCGGAATCGGCTGGCGACCCGACAGCGCGCAACAACTCTGGCGCAACGGGATTAATGCAGACGAAGCCAGCCACATTCCTTGCCTATGCAGTTTCAGGCATGAACGACATTAATAATCCGGTGGATAACGCCGTGGCCGCTATTCGCTATATTCAGGCCAGATACGGGTCTATTCAAAATATCCCTGGGATAGGGCAATACCCATGGCCAGGATACTAGGAGGCGCTTATGAAGTTCTGGATATTCTCCGCCGATCACAGCGGCCTGCCTCTCGCAATGCGGCTGAAGTACGAGGGTTACGATGTGACCCTCGTTTTGATCCGCCCGGAGGAGCGTGAGGGCAAGTTCACGCCCCCCAAGGATGCCAAGCAGCAGAAGAAGAACGCCGATAAGACGGAATACCTGCTGGCCAACGGCAAGGGACTCATAGACAAAATGTGGGCTTCTGAGGCCATGCCTCGCATCAGCCGGAAGGATTACGTGGTCTTTGATCAGATATACGGCTGGCAGTTCGGCGATGCTCTGCGGCGGCGCGGCATGAAGGTCCTGGGCGGCTGCGAAGTTGGTTACACGCTGGAGACCGAGCGCGACGGCACCCTGAAGCTGCTCAAGTCCCTGGGGATGGACCTGCCGGCCCAGCAGAAGTTCGGCAAGGGTTCATCGCAGAAGGCTATCCAGTTCCTGGAGAAGGCGCAGGACAAGAGCCTCTACGTGCTCAAGAGCGACAACACGGCTGTGGTCACCCAGGTGGCCAACGAGTCCAACGACGAGCTGATCGCCAAGATCGAGGCCGAGTCCAAGGAGATTGACAAGGAGGCCTGCCTGCTGCAGGAGCGTGTCGACGGCACAGAGTTTGCCGTGGAGACCTGGTATAGCAACGGCACGCCGGTCCTGGCCAACGTCGATATCGAGGCCAAGAAAAAATATAACGAGATGTGCGAGGTGCAGACCGGCTGCAGCTACGACCTGCTGTGGACTATCCCCCTCGACCATCCGCTCCGGGAGCGCGTCAACGGCCCCTTTGATAAGTTTGCGGCCAAGGAGATCGGCACCGGACTGCTGGATATGAGCGTCATCTATGAACCGAAAGAGGACAAGATGTATGCCCTGGAGGTGTGCGGCTGCAGATTCGCCTACAACGCCTTCTATTCCATGCTTGCGCTGCTGACCATCGATGTGGGCGACTTCCTGAGCAGTTACCTGGACGGCAAGTACAAGGGCGATGTGATGGAGCGTATCTTTATGCATGAGTCTGTATATTCATGCAGTCTGCGGGTGTTCAACGACGATAAGACTCCGGACCAGATGGTATCCTTCCCGGACGAGATCAAGGATGACGTCTGGCTGTGGGACGTGCATAAGAAGGGCGGCAACATCCTGACCACCGGCGACGAGGCGACCGGCATCCTGACGGCCAGGGGGGAGAATCCGGAGGGTGCCATGGCAGAGCTACGGAAGCGGTTCTTCCAGTTCTCCATGCCAACGAAGTGGGCCAGGGATGACTTCGACCGTGAAGAGGAGCCCGGACATCCGCTGGCCAGGTTCCATCGAATGGAGCGGATGAAACTGATCTAGGGGGGTGAGGTGGAAGAAATGACTCCTTTAAACGTAGCTGATTACGGAATGGCTGGTATCGCTGTAGCTGCGATAGCGTATGTCAGCGTTAACATCGTCAAGCTGTTCACCATCAGCGGGAAAGTCACGCCCCAGGAGGAACGGCAGGACGGTCAGCAGGCAGCGCGGGACTCGCATAACGACAAACTGATAGAGCTGTTCGTGCGATCCGTGGATGGACAAACCAGTTCGAACCAGGAACTGAAGCAGGTCCTGAAGGAGTTGCAGCCAATCATGCAGCAGACCTGCACCACTATCCAGATCCTGAGTAACGCTCAGAGGTGGGATATGGTCGAAGAAGTGTTGAAACACACGGTCGAGGAAAAGGGCAACTGGAAGGATTGTCTGAAGGCTCTCGACGACCTGTTCAAGGAGATTCGGGCAAGAAAATAAGGAGGTAATTATGAATTTATCGCAAACAGGAATGACTTTAGCGGATTGGGAAGCCATTAAGGTGGCTAGCCCCACATATGCCATGTTCCTGGCATCCATCGGTTATTGGGAGACAGGATGCGGCACAAAGGGTGCTGGCCGGGACTGGTACTTCGGCTTCGATTATTTCCCCGGCGCAATGAAGCCCGAATACAAAGGCTTCGCCAACCAATTGGCCGGTACTGCCGCATTTGTGCAAAACTGTTCTCTGCCGATCAGCCCGGCTACCGTGCTGGAATTCAGCCGGTCGTATTGGAAGGCCGGTTCTACCGATGTCGATCGCGTCGCCTGGGCAAATGGCGTGTGGGGTGTCCTTGCCGGCCTAGTCGATGACCTCACCGACGCGTGGCTGACGCAGACGCCAGTTGCAGCCGTGACCGCGGGCCTCTGGACGAATGTGCCGAGCCTCGCCAACATGGCCAGCCCGGCCTTCGTGACAGCCCTGATCGCTCAGACAGGGCTCAGCGCATTGCAGTTGTCGAAGGTGACGGTGTCGCGGACATCGTCACTGCGGAAGTTCGGACGCAAGAAGCACACGATTGACGAACGGGACCTGCCGTTGGCCAAGTATCGTACGACCCTGCCGGCATATCCCGCGGCTGGCTTCGGGCATAACAGCCTGATCGGATCCAACGCCTGGGGGATGCTCGGTAACGATACCGTAGGCGATTGCGTACAGGCGGCAGCGGACCATGAGGAAGAGTTGTGGTCCGCCGAAGGATCGACGGAGGCCGTCTTCACCGATGCCAACGCACTAGCCGACTACAGCGCAGAGACAGGCTATAATCCGGACAACCCGGACAGCGACCAGGGCACCGAGATCAGGGTGTCGCTGAAATACCGCCAGCAGACGGGCATGATCGACGCCGGCGGGAAGCGTCATAAGATCGATGCTTACCTGGCGCTGAATTTGGATGTCGATGAAGCCCTGGAAGCAGCGTACATCTTCAGCGCAGTGGAGATCGGTATCAACGTGCCCAATACCATGATCCCGCAGTTCAACGCAAACCAACCGTTTGATGTTGTACCCGGGGCCAAGGACACCGGAGAAGGCCACGACGTTACCATTGTCGGCTTCGATGGTACTTACATCCTCATAGTGACCTGGGGCGTTCTCTGGAAGATGACCCTGGCTTTCTTCAAGGCATACTGCGAGGAGGCCTGGGCGCTGCTCAGTGAGGGATTCCTGAAGAGCGGGCTGTCCCCTGAAGGCCTCGACCTGACCGCGCTGGATGCTGACCTGGCGGCGCTGAACACTACCCCGGTACCGGCGCCTACCCCTGCGCCTACACCGACCCCGCCCCCGGTACCGACGCCGCCGGCCACAGAGCCCACCGCCATCTTCACCTGTGGCGAGAGTCAGGTCGTCATGAACGGCGTGGCTGTCCCCATCGACAGCAACCCAGCAGTGACCCCGATCCTGGTCGATCAGTGGGGCCGGGTATTCGTCCCGCTGCGGTTCACGCAGGAGCAGATCGTCCTCTTCGGCGGCAAGGCGACAACGCTGACCTGGGACGAGAGCAAGTTGCAGGCGACGCAGACGGAGAGCGCCAGCGGCGTGAATGAGTTTATCGAGGTGTTACCGGGGGTACCCGGAGAATAGGAGGCAATATGAGTAACTTTTTCGCAAGCACGGATGCTTTGGATGCGCTCTGTATGGTGATGATCGTATTTCTGACCGGATTGGCCGGGCTGATGCTTTACAGCGGCAACACGGCAAACCTGACAATGCTGCTCAGCCTCGACGGGTTTTTCGTGACGCTGCTGACAGGCAAGCAGATACCGACAGCCAACAGCGCCAGCCTGCTCAAGGTTGCGCTCGGCAAGCCCATTGCGGTCTTACAGCCTCAAAACCAACCGCGGGTAATGTCGGGCTGTGGAGTTGACGATCAGGTTCTGCCGAAGTCAACCAAGATGTGCGACGTTGTGAGCGCCGGACACGCCGTAGTGAGGGAGTAAAATATTTCACGTGAAATAATGAAGCCCCGGGGGAGACTCCGGGGCTTTTACTTTGCCTACCGGTTGTCCAAACGGTTGCCACAATCGGGACAATGGTTGCCTAAATTTCATAATCGCAGAGACAACAATTCAAGAATAACAGGCTATTGATAATTGTTACCGGCTAAATAGACAGGTTTCCTCGCCTTGCCAAGGCGAGGGTCGAGGGTTCGAATCCCTTCTTCCGCTCCAAAAAAGTCAAGCCCCATGCAGGTTGTGGGGCTTTTACTTTTTGCCAGAAAATAGACCGGTTGCCCAATGGTTGCCATTACTCTTTTTTGTCGGTCTGGTTGTCGCTTTTATTCTCCTGTCGGCTATGATTAGTGAAGATAATTTCTTCGGCCGCGACAGCTACCTCATCCTGCATTTCGGGGATGATGTGCGAGTAGGTTGTGAGCAGCACACGCACGTCGTGGCCACCCTGGGCAGCCACCTTCTTCGGATGCATGTTGGCCAGCAGCATCAGGGTGCTGAAGGTGTGGCGGAGCTCGTGCAGTTTGATGTGGACGCCCAGATCCCGCTTCTTATTGGTAAACCCGTGAGAGAAATACTCCGGAGAGACCGGCCGGCCATCTGCCCAGCAGCAGACGAAGCCCCGGCTATCATAATCCTCGTTTGCCTTCTTATCTGCTTCCTGCCGCTCCTTGAGCGCCCTTAGCTCCTTAACAACGGTTGCCGGCAACGCCACCTGGCGCTTGCTGTGCTTCGTCTTCACCCTGGGCAGCAGCCTCAGCTCACCATCCACCCTCTGCAGGCTATTCTTGATCTGTGCTCTCCCTGTCTCCAGGTCAACGCATTCCCACAGCAGCCCGAGTATTTCAGCGCGCCGGAGGTCCACCGCGGCGGCCAGCAGCACGGGGATGAACAGAGGCGTGCCTGAGAAGGCCATGATCAGGTCGAAGACCTCTTTGCCGCTCTTGAGCACGTTGGCCTCTCGATCCTCGATACCCGGCGCATGGACATGATCGGCGGGGTTATCCTTGATCAGCTTCCAGTCCACGGCCTGGCGCAGGGCCTTGCGGAGCACGTTGTAATGCTTGGCCACTGAAGCCCCGGACTGGGCCGGGCAACCTTCGCCGGCACTGGTTGCCCAATTCACGTAATCCTGGACATGCAGAGGCGCCAGGTCTTTTAATTTGTGATAACCCAACTGCGGCTTGAGATAGTTTTCGATGATGCCCTTGTCCCGCTTCTTTGTCTGAGGTGCCAGGTCTTGCGACTTATCAATGCAGCTCACCACGAATTTATCCAGCAGCGTGGCCACGTTCATGTCGGTGGGCTTCACGTAGCTGCCTTGCTCAAGCTCCACCAGCATCCTGGCCATCTCCCGCTCAGCATCCTTCTTTGTACCTTTGTAGTTTTTCGTGACGCGAAGGCGTTTGCCATTCTTGTCCCGGCCATTGTCGATGATGATGGTCCAGGATGACTTGCGGCGCTTCTCGACGTGGCCCGGCATGGCGGATCACTCATCCTTTACTGTTTGCTTTGTACGCATGAAGTTTATACTAATTGATTCCACCCTTTATACTCTCCTCCGATCTGCAGAACTCCATAGAGGATCGCTATTCCGCAAAGACCAGCAATGAGATGCAGAACGCCTGTCATAGCAGCCTTGTTTACTATGTT